GAAAGAGGTAAAGCAGCAAGACGTAAATGGAATTGCTAGAACAAATAATTAAATGAAATCAAAAGGATTAGGAGATACCATAGAAAAAATAACCAAAGCAACCGGAATAAAGAAACTAGTAGATAAACTACCTGGTGATTGCGGATGCAATAATAGAAAAGAAATGTTAAATAAAGCATTTCCTTACAAACAAAAACCAAACAATTAAATTAAATCATTATGAGTAAATTAAAAACAGTAGACGTAGATCACAAAGAAGTAAAGTCAATTTCTGAAGAGCAATTAAAATCATTGCAAGAAACAGTAAATAAGCAAAACCAAATACAAATGCAAATTGGTGGTATTGAAGGGCATAAAGCCGGTTTATTATCCCAGTTGCAAGAGGTAGTTAGTGAGTTACAAAAATTACAAGCTGATTTGGAAAAAGAATATGGACCAGTTAATATTGATTTAACTACGGGGGAAATTAGTGAACAAGATGTCCCAGCAAGTAATTAGAAAAATCAGTGTTGGAAAAGACTATAAGAATGACGCTATGCACTATGCTGTTGGACAGGAAGTGTATGGCGGTCATACTATAGCCCATATTGTAGAGGAGGAAGAAAAGTACTCTATCTACATTACAAAAAAAGATATGTTAATGCCTTGGAAAGATTTCAATAAAAACATGTCTATATCCGTGGAATATGATCTTTCATGGTAAATGCACAGTGTATTTAATTACCTAGTTGAACCAAAGGGTAGTAGGTCAACTGGAAAAAAAAATATAGAGGGACAAGAACTATTATTAAATACAGAATTACAAAATCACGAATACGTGAATAGAATAGGTACTATATTAAGTTTGCCATTAGTAACTGTATATAAAGAATTAAAAGAAGGTGATGACGTTATTGTGCATCATAATGTTTTTAGAAGATTCAGAGATGTTAGGGGTAAAGAAAAAGATAGTAAAAACTATTTAAGTGAAAATGTATATTTAGTTCAACCAGATCAAGTATATGCTTATAAAAGAAATAACGAATGGAAAGCTTTAGAAGGTTTTGTGTTTGTTATGCCTATAAAAGAAACAAGAATGTTTTCGGTAAATGATGAAAGACCACTAATAGGTATTGTAAAATACTCAAATGGTGAATTTGAAAAAGAGCAATTGATAGGGTTTAGACCAAATTCAGAATATGAATTTATAATAGAAGGGCAGAGGTTATACCGAGTACCCGTCAATTCAATTACAATCAAATATGAACATCAAGGAAACGAAGAAGAGTATAATCCAGGCTGGGCACAGAGCAGTTGAGGAACTTATAAAAGTAGCTAAAGAAGATATAGTTGATTCAGATGATGACATATCTGCTGATAGATTAAAGAATGCTGCAGCTACTAAAAAGCTTGCAATTTTTGATGCTTTCGAAATACTTAACCGCATTGAAGAGGAGGAAAGAATATTAGATAATAAGCCTAAGAAAGAAATTGAAACAACTTCATTTGGTGGGTTTGCAGAAAAAAGATCTAAGTAATGTATAAACAAACCTTATACGAGATCATAGAGCCAGTAAAACGCACTACCTTATCTAGATTAAATAAAGGTAAAAAATGGGAATACGGTTATAACAAAGAACACGATATAGTTGTTATAAGTAAGACTGGGCAAATAGGCGAAATATACAATATACAAAATCTTAAAATAGCTTTACCTAAATCACCTGGTAAGCTTAGTAAAGTTACAGATAAATGGACACCTGAAGAATATCCTAAACAATTAAAAGGTATTAAAAGTATTTTTGATTGGAGGGATTATCCTGAGGGATTTAAAAAAACTTGGGGGAAATATATAGATGAAAATTTCAATAAAAGAGAATACGGTCACTGGTTCAATAATAAGGGTGTGGATACTTACATTACTGGTGCTCACTTTATGTACTTGCAGTGGTCCAAGATTGATGTTGGGCGACCAGATTTTAGGGAGTCAAACAGATTATTCTATATATTCTGGGAAGCTTGTAAAGCAGATCGAAGATGCTACGGTATGTCTTACCTCAAAAACAGACGTAGTGGATTTTCATTCATGGCCTCAGGGGAAACAGTTAACATGGCCACAATATCAAGTGACTCAAGATTTGGTATATTATCCAAGTCTGGTTCTGATGCAAAAAAAATGTTTACCGACAAAGTTGTACCCATTAGCGTTAACTACCCATTTTTCTTTAAACCAATACAAGACGGTATGGATAGGCCAAAAACCGAACTCGCCTATCGTGTACCCGCTTCTAAATTTACAAGAAGAAAACTTGATAACAACGAATCTAAAGAAATACTCACTGGCCTTGACACAACAATCGATTGGAAAAACACAGGAGACAATGCTTATGATGGGGAAAAACTTAAGTTATTAGTTCACGATGAGTCAGGTAAATGGGAAAGACCAAATAATATCCTCAACAATTGGAGGGTTACTAAAACAACATTAAGGTTAGGATCTAGAATTATTGGTAAGTGTATGATGGGATCAACATCAAATGCTTTAGATAAAGGAGGGGATAATTTTAAAAAATTATATAATAGTTCAGATGTTACAAAAAGAAACGCCAATGGACAGACTCGCTCGGGATTATATAGTTTGTTCATACCTATGGAATGGAACTACGAGGGATTCATTGATTCTTATGGGTTACCTGTATTCAACACACCAAAAGACAAAACTGTCGGGCCTCATGGGGACGAAATAGACCAGGGTGTAATAGAGCATTGGAATAATGAAGTTGAAGGATTAAAAGGTGATCAAGATGCTTTAAACGAATTCTACAGACAGTTTCCAAGAACAGAAGAGCACGCTTTTAGAGATGAAACTAAAAATAGTATATTTAATTTAGCAAAAATATACGAACAAATAGATTATAACGAAGACTTAGGTAACAGCAATGTTTTAACAAAAGGAAGTTTTCAATGGGAAAATGGTATAAAAGATTCAAAAGTAATTTTTTCACCAAATCCAAATGGAAGATTTTTAATAAGCTGGATACCTAATTATGATATACAGAATAGACAGATATCAAAAAACGGTATTAAATGGCCTGGCAACGAACATATGGGTGCTTTTGGTTGTGATAGTTATGATATATCAGGAACAACAGACGGGAGAGGATCTAAAGGTGCTTTACATGGGTTGACTAAGTTTAGTATGGAGGATGCGCCACCGAGCACATTTTTTTTAGAATATGTAGCAAGACCACAAACAGCTGAAATGTTTTTTGAAGATGTATTAATGGCTTGTGTGTTTTATGGTATGCCACTTCTTTGTGAAAATAATAAACCAAGACTTTTATATTATTTTAAAAGGAGAGGTTATAGAGGTTACTCAATGAATCGTCCTGATAAATTATGGAACAAGCTATCAGTAACCGAAAGAGAAATAGGTGGAATACCTAATTCAAGTGAAGATATTAAACAAGCTCACGCTGCTGCTATTGAAATGTATATAGATAAGCACGTAGGTTTAAACGACCAAAACGAATATGGAACAATGTATTTTAATGAAACATTACAAGACTGGGCCAAATTCGATATAAATAACAGAACAAAATTTGATGCCGCTATTAGCTCAGGGCTTGCTATTATGGCTTGTCATAAAGATTTATATAGACCAAATATCAGAATGGAAAGAGCACCAATTAATATAAGATTTGCTAAATATCAAATCGAAGGATCAACATCAAAAATAATAAAATAGTAATATGGCAGGAGTAGTAAATAGTTTTTTCCCAAGTCAAGTTGCAAGTGACTCTGAGAAGATGTCACGAGACTACGGACTCCAAGTTGGAAGAGCAATTCAAAATGAGTGGTTCTCGAACAACTCTGGTGTAACTAGATTCAGAAGCAATCAAAACACATTCCATAGCTTAAGGCTATATGCAAGAGGCGAACAGCCTATACAAAAATACAAAGATGAAATGTCTATTAATGGCGATTTGTCTTATCTTAATTTAGATTGGAAACCAGTACCTATATTATCAAAGTTTGTTGATATAGTTGTTAATGGTATAGCTGATAGATCTTTTGATCTTACTGCTTATTCTCAAGATCCATACGGAGTTAGCAAAAGAACTAAATATATGGAATCCATTATAAGAGATTTACAAACAGAAGAGCTGAATGTATTTGCTCAAGAGAATTTTGGAATAAATTTATTTGAAAACAATCCAGATAAGTTGCCAGACTCTGAAGAAGAGTTAGATTTACATATGCAACTTAGTTACAAGCAAGGTATTGAGATAGCAGAAGAAGAAGCTTTGAGTGTTATGTTTGATGAAAATAGATATGACTTAACAAAGAAAAGATATTACTATGATATAACTACTCTTGGTATTGGTGCTGTTAAAAATAATTTCACAGAAGCAGAGGGTGTAACAGTAGAATATGTTGATCCGGCTTATTTAATTTATTCTTACACAGAGGACCCGTATTTTCAAGATATATATTATGCAGGCGAAGTTAAATTCGTGCCCTTAAACGAGCTTAAAAAGCAGTTTCCGAACCTATCTGAAGAGCAAATGGATCAGATACAATCACAAGGGTCACAAAATTATGGGGTTTGGAATAATAATATAAGTAATACAAACAATAATAATAGAGATCAAAACATAGTTCAGATACTTTACTTTAATTATAAAACTTACATGAATGAAGTTTATAAAGTAAAAGAGACTGCAACAGGTGCTTCAAAAATAATAGTAAGGGATGATCAATTCAATCCACCTATTGAAATGTACGAAGAGCAATTTGGTAAAATGTCTAGATCACTTGAAGTATTATACGAAGGTGTAATGGTATTGGGAACTGATATATTACTTAAATGGGAGATGGCCAAGAATATGATGCGACCAAAAAGTGATAGTTCTAAGGTTAAAATGAATTACGCTATAACAGCTCCTAGAATGTATCAAGGTAGAATAGAATCAATAGTAAGTCGTTGTACTGCTTTTGCTGATATGATACAATTAACACATTTAAAATTACAGCAAGTATTACAAAGAATGATACCAGACGGTGTTTACTTAGATGCTGATGGTATAAATGAAGTTGATTTGGGTAATGGTACAAATTATAATCCTCAAGAAGCACTTAATATGTTCTTTCAAACAGGATCTATAATAGGTAGATCATTTACACAAGAGGGTGATATGAACCCTGGCAAAGTGCCAATACAGGAAGTTCAAACCGGAAGCGGAGGCCAAAAGTTACAAACACTTATATC